AAATATTTTTTGAGTACCGGTTTTTCATCCATCATTATCCACAGATATAATTCGTTGGTAAGATTATGCTTTTTAATTACACCATTATTTGTGTGATCGGTGTACCATTTATCTTTTGGTATGGTGTCTTGACCGATCCCATCATCAATGGATTCCATTCCCCTTATTTTTAATTCATGTCCATAATTAAATCCTATAAAAACTTCCATTATTTCATATTTCTTGATTGATGTGTTGGGTATACCAAATACATCTTCAAATGGGGTTCCTGATATTCTTGCTCTTTTGTTAATTTTTGCATCTGCAGAATAATACAATGTAACAGAAACTTTTTGATTTATTTTTTCAGTTACATTCAATATTTCTGCTGCTGATTTTACTTCAGGCATATTGTCCCCTCAAAGATTGTTTGGTTTCATGATGTCTTCTACGATCTTATTTGCTGATGCTTTAAGATCGTCAAGACTTCCATTGTTGTCTACTATATAATCCCAATGTGTGAATTTATCAAGTGCTGTTTCTGTGGGATGATCTATAAATGGTACTTCCCTATTTACTCTGATAGTAAATGTTCGATATTTGTTTGAATCACCCAATTCTTCAATATTAGATGGAAATCTAACATCAGTTACCATTATAATTTGCTTTTTGCTTTCAAGAATTCTTGTTTTTAAAATTCCATCCCAATAATTTTTATCAACACGATATTGAAAAATTTCCGTTCCGTATATCTGCAGTAGCATCCTTGTTAATGGGGTTTTATTATCTAACCAATTATTGTCTTTAGTTCTGATTTTATCCAATACTTTAGTAAGATTGTCGTAATAAGCCTGACTTCTCGGATCTCTTGATAAATCGCCCATAACTTTTATGGAAGTATCTATTTCATCAGCCATGTTGTTTAAAAATTGTGTTAATTTAGCAAAATCTGCCTTGGTTCTTGTCTTCATTGCCTGAGCTATGCTTTCAAGTGATACTGTTTTTCCTCTACCATGAAAGCAATGTTCCATAAGTTCAGCTATGGTATTCTTACCACTCCTTGCTTTTCCGCTTATTAATATAACTATTTCAGGCATCTTTGTTTTCTTTCGGTTTTAATGGACATCCTGCAGCAAATCCACCATTACGCCATGCTATATATATTTTATCCCATCCAGGGCCATCTGGTAATTGACATTTTTCTCTTGATTCATAAAAAAGACAACCAAAGCATCCATCAGATTCAACATAAATTCCACGAATTTCATTTTGTTCAGACATGATATTATCCTAACAATAATTTGCCCTTTGGCTTTGGATTTTCTATTACTTGACTTTTCTTACCTGAATACAAAACCCTATTACATGTTGAACATGATATTTTCATTATTCCATTAACATTTTTAATCCTAATATTACCGGCTGTTTGTATAGCCATAGTTTCTTCATCAATAGAAACATATGACATGTGTTTTGCACAATCATGGTTGACTATCATTTTGCCTCCAACATCGATTTATTTCCATCTTTGCCATCTTTGAAAAGATCAATAATTCGCTCTATTTCTTTTTTAGGAAGCAATCTTGCATATAATTCTGCTTCCTTTTTTCCGACTTCATAATACCTGGCTATGGCAATCATGGCATCCTCAATTTCGGGTTTGCCTTTTTTCATATATTCTATTTTTTTCCTTGCTCTTGGTATTACTGATTTCAACCATTCATAATGATGCTTTTTACTTGGTAATGGTGTGATATTAATCATATTTATCATCACCACATACAATTCTATCATTGACAAAAATCTGTTTATAATGAAGATATCATAACCTTTTTCGATTTCAGGATCATTGAAATCAAGGTCCGATTTGTCCCACATTATTGCATTAAGATAATCAAACAGCTTCATTGCTGCCATTTTATACCTTTGCTTCTATGCCTTTGATGTATCCACTCATTTTGATGCCGCGGAGATTCCTTGGTGTCTTGTTCCAATCACGGTAAACTTCTTTTTTGCGTTTGTTGGTGATTGATGATACTTGTCTCAATATTCCTGCTGTTTTCTCTCTCATGATTTTCTCCTTTTTATTGATTTTTCGAATTTTTGCCAGTTTATTATTACAACTTCCTTGACCTGTTCATAATCTTCTATAAACTTGGTTATATTCATCAATTCAGGATAATCTGTTATTGGCTTTTCACGAACCACTACTGTATTACCGAATCTAATTGATCCGGATTTATTAAATTTATATGCTACAAAATATGATATTTTCATACACTAATTCTTTCTTTTAATATTTCTGTTATCTTATCTTTATTATAATAAGGAATTCTTATTAACTTAATTTTATATTTTTTGCAATATTTTGATTTTTTATGATCATTATTTTTCATGTTGTTATAATTATGACCAACATAGTGTTTTAAAAATGATTCATTAAAGTGTTGTGGTCCATCAAATTCTATACATATATTATAATCTGGTAGATAAAAATCAAAACGAAGTAAACCACCACCAACACCAATTAATCCTGGGAAAGTTTTTTCTTTAATAAATATTATATTATTAATAATTAAATATTGTTTAATTAATCTTTTTCCATATGATTCATTACAAACAGGACAACCACATTTAGTTGATAAATGAGTATTTGGTCTTTGTAAAAATTCTCCATGTTTTTTGCATATTATTATAATTTTATGTTTACTACTTTTATAATTTACTTTACTATAATCATATTTGTTGCCATGAACTTTTTTAGCAAGTTCTATAAATTGCTTTGTAATATATGTATACAACATTTTATATTTAATAGACTTTTTAATTATTGAATTTAATGATTTAATTTTGCCACATTGTGGACAACCATGATTATATAAATGACAATTTGGTGTCTGTAAGAATTCGCCATGTTCTGAACATATGATAATGATTTTTTTATATTCACCACAATATTCTATTTTTGAATAATCATATTTGTTGCCATGAATTAATCTGGCCTTTTCTATAAACCAAACATTATTATGTAAATGTTTATTTTGGTTTTTAATTATTCCACATTTTGGGCATCCATGATTTCTTAAATGTATGTGTGGATCTTGTTTAAATTCTCCATGTATTGAGCATATAATGATAATTTTTGTTTTTATATTCTTATATTCTATTTTTGAATAATCATATTTGTTGCCATGAATTAATCTGGCCTTTTCTATAAAATCAATTACATTCATACATTTATCTCTATAATATTTTTATTATCTTTGATAAATTGTTTATTAGTTAATGGAAATTTATATTTTTTATATTTATTTATAAATTTATCTCTGTTTGCATGCCACACCTTATCATGTTGTATGTTTCCCATAGATCGATGCTGAACCAATATGTCGGCGCATGCTACTTTATATCCTTTTTCTAATACCTGCAAGCAAGTATCAAGATCATAAAAATGATATCCTTCATATGTTTTGTCATCAAATGATAGCTGATCTTCATTAAGAAACAAACTTCCTCTAATGAAAAAACATAGACCATCAACAGCAACTAAATCATCAAAAAATCCTACCGGTCCTTTAACAAGATGTCTTGCCCCACCTTCAGGATTTTCCTGAATTACATGTCCTCTTAATTTGTCTGGGCTTGCATGCCACCAACCACCGGTATCCATAAGCATTGATGTACCGGCAACACCAAGCATACCAACATCTGGTTTAGATGCAAACAATAATAATGCTTTATCAGCAAATGAAGGATCGAGCAATTTTACATCTTCATGTATAAAAGCTATGACATCATCATGTTTCAATCCATCTTTAATACATTGATTGATTCCTGCATTATATTTCAAAAATAATGATTCTTCAATGTCTGGTTTGGTGTTCGATACGAAGCAACAAGTAGCATTAAATTTTTGTAAATAAGGATACAAATAATCATGTAATCTTTTATCATCCTTAACTGCTATAACGTAGAATATCATATTATCCCTTTTTAGTTAAAAGGGAGGACCGACACCCCATCAGATCGATCCTCCCTCAACAAGATCAAACCAAAGCACTATTAGCTACGTCCTGGGTGCGGCCTTGGCTTGACTGTTTCCAACCATTGAAGTAAGAGCAGATTCCATTGATGTTCCCTTGACCATTCCGATCAAGTTTTCAATCAACTGTCTGCCAAGAATCATACCAATACCACCACCGGCTTGCGGAATATGTTCGGCAAAAGCCGTTGCAAGCTGTTTGTTGCCAGATGATTCAAGTGCGGCAATGAGATCTGGTGTGATGGCTTTGAATTTGCGCTCAAACGCATCAGATAGGATAGTGAGGCGTTTTTCTTCAAATTCATTTGCTTCGGTATGCACTTTTTTGTTTGTTTCAAGAAGAACGACATCGATTTGGGCTTTAAGATCAGCAATAATTTTACTTGCATATAATTCAGCTTTTTTCGATGTTTCAAGCATCTCCTGATGTTTCCTTGCAAGAGCAGCATTCAATAATGCAGTTTCCGATTGCTCTTCCATTTTCTCACGGGCACACTGTTCAGTTTCCTGAGTAACAAGCAGTTCTTGTCGTGCCTGTGCTACATCAAGGGTTGATTGGATGGTGTTGTACTGTGCTTCCATCAACCTTTCCTTGATTGAATTGTCGCCAATGTTGATAGTAAGAATTTCAACATCGATGATTTTCATGCCATTTTCGGTGAATATTCGACCATTACGCTCTTTGCCTTCAACTTTCGGACCTAGAACAACATCCCTTACGATATTGGCGATGTTGTGGTATACTTCCTCGATGCCGAATTGCTGAATAGTATGCCGAATAATTGATCGGAGATTTTGTGTCAGGAATTTCACATAGTTTTCAGTTGAAAACCATGCTGATGATTCCCCTTCGAAATTGACACGATAATTGACACGTGCACTGATGTTTACCATGTCTTTCGTTGTAGCTTCGATAATATCTGATACCCGGTTGTTCATGACTCGTAGATAAACGGTACTGAGAAGATTGTGATCGTCTTTCGGTTTGCCGGTTGATAATTCCATAACTTCAAGCGTTTCATCATACTCAAGAATAACGCTTTCAGGTCCGATGACAATCTTACGCTGTCCGTTCTTGCTGACTACCTGAACAGCATACCCAGGCCAAACGTTGATGTTAACTGCGCCATCGAATTTTGAATCGAGGGTAATTGATCTCGGTTTGGTGAATGTAGTTCCGCGTTTCATGTCATCACCAACATAATTGATAGTCTTATTAAGTGATGATTCATCCATGAGTGATGATGCATATAATGCAGCAGAAGCTACACCAGCATGTGCTACAGCACTCCTTGGCATTGATCGTGAATACGCTTCCCTTGTGTTTTCTGTCTGTTCCCTTAATGCTCTGTTATGAGCAAGGGCTTTTTCATTGCCAGGGAACCACAGAATTGCTTCACGATCTGATAGGACACGTTTTACAATAACTTGTGTCCTGGGATCGGGAAGGAACATTATCGGACCTTTGATGGTGCTGATATCGCCAGTTAGTTTGTTGAGAACGTAACGAGCTTCGCCCTTGGGAATTGCTACCGCATAATGCCGTACCTGATTGTCGTACTTGATGATGGCATGTTCTTCACGAGGATAATAGATTTTCTGTTCTTCGCCGGTAATGAACAGTTCCTCACCAGCTTTGTATGAATCGTAATCAGCAATGACCTTGATGTAAATACCCATATCATCATTGAGTTCAATGGCTTTGAATGTGCGATGGCCGTTGTTGTCATTGACGAATTTTTCTGTAGGTTCAGGGAACACCACTGACGGACCCCTTAAATACCGTTTCTTGCCGGATTCATCGAGAAGGATGCAATAATCGAGACGTTCGAGGGTAACTGCATCACGAACATATTCACCATTTTCATCAGGAACTACATTGATTCCTGTCGGAGGAATGTAATAACTGACTTCAGTTCCCTTGATAATGAGAATCTGGCCGGTAACGAGATTGTTTTTCTCTTTAACAATTGCGTTTTTGATATCGTCAGTACCGGTTGAATCGATAACTGCCTTACTCCAATTTGCAATGGCTTCCTTGGCATTATGGACAACACACCGCAAATACTGATTTGATCGAAGCTGATGTCCCTGAATAACATTTGCAATCTGTCCAGGCCACAAGGGGAATGATGCCGGTCCAGGAATGTTCTGCTTCTGCCCTGTACGCAATAAGGGCATTGCATTATCCTGTCCTTTTGTCGGATGTTCTTTCTCACCAACGAGTGTTGGATTTTCAAGAATTAGATAAGACCTTTCATCGACAATCGGAAAGATCTGTATTGCTTCTTTTGCACTTACCCGAACAAACTTTTCTGTTCTTGAATCGAACAAAACCGGCTGTTCGGTGCTATCGAGGGTTTTCTTGGCAGGACCAACAATGGGCTTGATAAGACCGGTGTTTAAGTCCTGAATGAATGCGTATTCATTCAATGCCAGTACCAGATCTGTATCTCTTGAACTTTCAGCCATACTCTACTCCTTTTCAAGGGTTTATAAACTATTAGCCAATTTAGGCTACCTTTACTGTCGTGTGATCCAGTAATTCAGTCACACAACCGATCTCTCAATGAACTATGTGGAGTTTTGACTAAGCGAAACAGCAAATAACTCCACAATACTAAAATCAATAAAAAATAATTTTCCTGAATTTCTGTCAAGTATTGTAATTAATTAAAAATTGAAAAAGCGGGGGAAGGATTTGAACCTCCGACCTTCTGGTTATGAGCCAGCTAATCTACCAATTGATCTACCCCGCAATTATTTGAATGATGGTGGTTCAGGAATCATTTTACCATCAAGATCTATGATTTTAGGTATTGGCAATTCTGACATTTTAATATCAGGATTGAACTGAGTACTGAAATTAAATACCGTAGTGCCTGGTTTTGGTAATCCATATTTGAAACCAGGGAGACTATAACTATCGTTTGCTAAAACCACACTATGATCACGACCTTCTGATGGTGGAACTGCTTTGAAATAAAGAAATCCCCATTCATGAATTTTGGTTTCATCGATGTCAATAACTATTCTGAACATATTATTCCTTTCTTTATGTTAAAGAAGTAGTAGTAAGTAACGCTACAATCAAATGTTAACAACAATCAAGAACAATCAACAAGGGGCTTTGTCTGTGAGCATCATTGACAACAAGTGAGTTTGTGCTCATATAAGACAGCCACGATTTGTATCAGACTGGGTTTCGGCGGATACGTGAAACCACGATATACGCCTAGTTACTTACCAACTACCTCAAACAATTTCTGATGCAAGTTTTTCGTACTCGATGTTGATTTCAACCATCGTTTTTGAATTACTTGTTTTGATAGTCTTATCTATCCGGAAAAGAGCATTGTTGATATCAACTATTTTCTTATCAACAACCTTGATGTCATAGGTAGGTTCGTCAACCCTTGTCTGTTCGGACCGATCGAAGTACCTTGAACGAGATGTGCCGCTATTTTTCAACTCATTGAGTTGATCACGCCGGGTTTTCAATGCTTTCTGCATTGCTAACAGTTCATTTACTGAAACTGATTCTGACATTATATCCTCCTATTTGATGTTTGATAATTCGATTAATAATGAAGTAAAATTGATTTCTTTGTCAATAGCAAATGCATGCCAGTTCATATACTGAGCAAGTAATATGTATGCCTGACCTTTTTTGCTTGGAGTATCGAGCATTGGTATATAATTATCAAACAATGCTCTATAAAGATCAGCAAAATCATATTCGTGTTCAATAATAAATTTTCTTGCCTGTGTGATGTGATTTTCGTAGATCAACTTATATAATTCATTATCTATTGACTTGAAAGCAAAAATATCAGAGTTAATTACGTTATTGTTGATGCTACTATATTGCTCAAGAAGGACAATCATCGATCTGATGTCAGGATAATGGACATCAACAATTTTTTCCACTATAACTTGATCATATTGAACATTTTCCCTCTTAAGTATACCACCAAGCCTTTTTGCTATTTTTGGTTTCATTTCGGCTTTGCTTTTGGCATCAGTCCAACTGAAATGAAACTTTTCACACCTTGATTGTATTGGTTCTATGATTTGACTTATGTTATTGCATGTAAAAAAGAATCGACAAAATTCAGAATATTCTTCAATTGCTGCTCTCATAGCTTTTTGAAGTGCCGGTGATGCACCATCAAATTCGTCCATGATAACAATTTTTATACCATTTTCATTAGTAACAGACATGGTAGTAGCAAATTTGTCTATTCTTGTTCTTAATGTATCTATGCCATTATCCATAGATATATTGATATATTCTGTCTCTGCTTTTAATTCCTTACAGAATGCTTTAACTACTGATGTTTTGCCTGAACCAGGTTGATGAGAATATATAAGCAGATTTGGTATATTATTCTCTTTTACTTTCTTTGTAAAATATGCCTTAATATGAGAAGGCAATATCATACTGGATATGTCCGGTGGTCTAAACTTTTCAGGCCATACTAAAGAATTTGCCATAATTATTCCTCAATTCCGGTAGCAGTAATAATATGTTCTTTATCGTTTTGGTGGTTTGCTTCATTTTCGGCAAGTTCTGCTGCCAACGCTTGATCAGCTTGTGCGTCACGTTGGGTATTTTCTTCTGGACTACCAACAATAGCTATACTATTGTCCTGAGTATCTCCAGTGGCTTCCTCTGCAGCAGAAGATATATTTTTGGCATCTTCTTGAGCAAAAAATTGATCTGCTGATTGGGCAAAATTTTCAAGTTTGGTAGCAGCATCGTCCTTAAGTTTATTAATTAAATTAGGATCTTGGCGTTTGACCTCAGCAAGTTTTTTATGCATATAACTACGCATTTTCCTGCGTCTTTCATGATTTATTTTTAAACTTGATTGTGCTATAACATTATCATGAGCATGTTGCTGTGGTGATCTTTTTCTATATAAACAATGACATGGTACAGGAGCACCGGTAGCAAGATCCTTACCAATATATCCCCTACCATAACATTTATTACATCCCTTACTTGGATCACTAATTTCCATATTGTGTTTTTTTGCCAAAGCCTTAATAATATCCATGGGAGTTACGTCTTCCGGTTTTACTACCTCGCCCTTATGTACGTCAACAAGGACTTCTTTAGATTCCGGTAGATCGTATACTTCCTCAAATATCTTCTTCTTTGGTTGTTCTTCAGTCATTTTTATCCTTAATTTCTGTTATCGATTTCTGTTTCTTTTTCTTCCAATTCAATAGCAGTATTTCTTAATATCATTTCTAACTGATCTGATATATTAAATCTTTTCTTGTTAATGGTTATACTTTTTGTAATGTTTCCATCATTATGTCGTTTTGTGGCTGCAAGCCAATCACACATCATTTCAACAATATCAAATAAATCCATACAACTTATTTGGTTTTCTGTCGGTACATTAAAAAATTCTGGATGATGTCGGTTATGATCATAATGATGAACTAATGCTGGTTTCATATCGGTAAGGAATTGTTGATATTCAGGACTGCCGTAAGTACATCCTTTTAATAAAGGAGTAAATTTTTCAAATACAGAAGCTTCAGGCTCTTTAAGTTTAGATGCATCATGTTCATGTGCTCTATGAAGTAATTCAGTTGAAAAAATTTGCAAGTATTTTGCTACTCGCATTATGTGTTTTCTTGTTTCAGCTTCCATATTATTCCAATTAAAAAATTAAGGTGTTGGCCGGTGGGGTTTCAAGCCGCGGCCGCGGATCCCATCCTCCGTACACACTGCTATGCAGCGTTTCTTTTCTTACCAACACCAGACTTATCATGTTATTGATCTACACCGATCTCCGACCAAGTGCGGTTGTGTGTCACGCTATATAACACGAATAAGTTATTCTGCTTTTTCAGTTTTCCTGATTCTTCCGCTTACGGCAAAAAATTTCATATCATCCTTTTGCCATTCAAGGAAGATAAAACCGGAATTTACCAAACTGATACGATAATCAGAAACATCAGGCATCCTGCTTATGACTTCGGACCGGATAATAAAATCAAAGGTGTCTGTGTTTTCGGCAATTTTTTCCGGTGTGTATGTTTTCTTAAAACTATTATCATGTGCCGAATTGAAGAGCTTTAGAGCGATCTGATTTGATGTTTTGTTGAATTTGATTTCTATGTATTCGGCTTTTACCAGATTGCTCATTTTTGATATTTCGGTAAGATCCTTCACACTAAGAATAAATGTAACATTCGGATCTTTACGGGCAATACTTGTTGGTATTTTTGGCATTGCGGCAGGATTGGTAAGAACGTAATTGATTTCGCTGTTTTGATTAGATATCACCATACTGTTTTCTGCTTGTGTAAGTGATATTGATTCAAAAGCATTTATAAACTGATGAAATTCGGAGAAATCACGAAAATTAATATCTGTTCCTTCAAAATCAAAGAATGTTGCCG